ATGAGACTCTGCCGCTGCTCCGTCGAAGCGCACAAAGTTTTCTTCAGTCTCGTCACGTTCGACGCGCCCCGCCAATTCCTTGTTGGGACCGACCGCTCCCTGCACTCCCTCGGGCGGTTCCATGTAATACCGCAATCCTTGAATCGCGCCGGGCCCGGACCCGACTATCAAAATCTGAAAGGATTCGTCAATGAATTCCAACTCATCATCTTCCACATTCTCCGATCGCTGCGTCTCCCCAAGTGCGATTTCCTTGGCATCCTGCGTCCGAAGATTGCGCATCTGCTTCTTGAGCGCGAAAAGTAAAGTGTCCGCCTTGATAATATGCCCCGAACGGATTGACCCCCGGGACGCGCGAATGAGTTTCTGAAGGACTTTTTTATATTTCCCGCGGCTGCTTCCCGCCCAAAAAACGGCAACGTCCACTTCTCCCGCCAACTCCGTCATGAAAATGTCCGCGTAACGGAATTTTTTCTTGTGGAGTGGTAGTCTTCCGTCAAACCCCCGGCCCTCGACATACCACGTAATCGGACAACCGTCGTCCAACCGGTCGGGCGAGAATGCCTCCCACAACCGGTTATTTCCATCGTAGTCCCGGGAAAAATGGAAGATACGATTCTGACCGTTGAAATTCCCGTATAACCACTGCACCGGTCGAGTTCCCGTCCAGAAGCTATTCCACGCGGGTTGTGATTTTCCGGTGGTTCGTTGAAGTGGCGCTTCATCAAGCACCCACGTATGCCGATTGTATTTATCACAAAACGGAACGCTGACGAGAAGATAGTTCTCAAAAAACCCGGTAGCAATCCCCGCCATGTCCGGGGATAGTTGAGCTTTGCTATCCGCCATTTCATTGTCTCGATACGGAAGAATGGACGTCTGTCGGGTCAAAAGCGCCGAGTCCAAAGACGTCAACCCGAAAGTAGAATACCAGTAGAGCAAGCCGAGATGCGCCGTGACGGACCGTTCAGAAATACACCCAACGGATGGGAACAAAATTCGTTGGAAATTCGGGACAGAGTTCCACGTCGTTCGGTCCCGGATTCCCGATTGGAGAAGAGACGTGTTGCCCTCGGTGAATACAAGAAGCTGCGCGATTTCCGCATTCGGAATTTCCGCCAATGCGGTGATGGGCGCAGGCAAAATGAACGCCGTCACCGTCGAAAAATATAGCGGCTCCGTAAAGGAGGCCGGATTCGAGATATCCGAGGCAAACAGAAACGACCCGCGCGAGACCCAGAGGCGGTCTCCAGACCACGCCATCGGCCCGCCCAAGGGGATTTTTCCGGCTCCGCGCTGATGTTCGCCTTTCGTCCCGTCATAAATCACTGGAGCCGTCAGGCAGCCGTCCTGAATCACGACGATATTCCGGGGCGTGATTAACGTGAGCGACCCGTCCTCATTCTGAACGATGGATTGCTCCGCCTGCTGAAAAAAAAGCTGCCGCGCCGTCGAGGAAAACGACACGCCGGGGATTTGTCGGTAATCCGTAAATGGAAAATTGCTTGCGTAAAGCAAGCCGTCCACGGCGAAGAGAATGACTTCCATTCCCTGCTTGGGACGATACACAATCCCGCCCTGAAGATTTCCCGATGGCGCGACAAACTTGCATCGGTATCCCGGGCGACACTGCAACACACCGCCCCGGTTCACCGTGTTCATACTCCGAGAGTAAAACTCCGGCTCAAGACTGCCCGGCTTCGTCAAGGATTCCATCCCCGACAGAAATCGGACGTCAAAATCTTCGAGACGGGGGGTTGACATTACTCCTGATGGTCGCAATTGCAGCCCGCGTCCTGATTGTCGTGAGACTTCAGTTCCTTCATCCGGCGCTTTTCTTCGTCCTGTTCAGGACTATAGTCGAAGGGACCGCCCGTCGCCCGGGTTGCCCCGCTGTCCGCCGCATGATTTTGTTCTTGACTTGCCATGTTTACCTTTCTCGGGTCACTCGACCCACGCATCGGATTTATCCGAAATTGAATTTCTATCTTCCACCTGCAATGGTGAACTCACCGGACTCGTCAACGCGCCCTCTCGTTCGGTCAACAATCGCGTGGCGTTCGCTTCGTATGCGTTCCCATTCGCGAGGTCACTGTCCCGATAAAACTTCAGAGCGTGCAGTGCTAAAATAAGAGCCGGACGAGAGTGCAAAAGAATTCGGTCATTCCCGCTCCGCACTTCCGCCGTTCGTTTTCGGTAGTGCAACCGAACCCACGAGCACCCGTTTGAGACTTTCAAACGACGATACTGCGGAACTGTTTCGTCGGGCTCGAATATCCCGAGAAGAGTTCCAGAAAGCGTCGAGCTATCAAAACTCGAAAGCCGAATGTTTCCCGAAGTTATGTCTTTCACAATCGCCGTGATTCGTGAAATCGTGGGCGCTCCCGTTTCAGGTAGCGCATAACCAAAAATGGTCGGGACCCGATATCCATCCTCCCACACTCCGTTTACCAACGTGCGAAGCGGACGGTTCTGGTCGTCGTATCCGAAAACACGGAGGACCTTTCCCGCGTCCGCTTCATTATCCAAAAATGCCACGAGCTTAGACGGGCACTTGATGTCCCGATAAGTCGGAAAGTTTCCGCCATCCATCCAAGTGTAGTCGCAACGCTGGTTGAAATCCCCGGGACCATTCAGATGAAACGAAAAAAGTTGGTCATGGCCGAGTGCCGGACGCCCGCCGATGTTACATGCCAACACGGTTTCAATCTCCCGCGGAAGCGTGATGCACCCGCTGTCCACGCACAAGTCCACCCAGCCGACTAACGCATCAATTTCGCCCTTCTGCGCGAGCAATTCGACCGCGTCGGTAATCCAGCGAAATAGTTTTTCCCGTCGGCTGAATCCAAAGATGGTTTCAGCCTCCTCTAAAACGGTATCCGCGATAAACATCAGTAATTCTCTCCGTCGGTGGCTTCCTTTGCCATTTTGTCGAGCCGGTCGCCAGTCGATTCATCGGGCTCGCCTTCGTCGGAGTCCTCTTCATTCCCGGACTTCTCGCTTACCTCTTCAATCGACTTGATTTCGAGGGTGACGTTGTAGCGAGTTTTTCCATTGTAAATTGTTTTCGTCTCGCTGGTCTTGACGAAAGTAACTTCCATTGTTCCCGATTCTGGAAGGTCATAATCATCCGGCCACTCAAGGTGAATCGACGGATAGTATTTCTTATTCTCCGTCGTTGACTTCGATATTTGTTCACTCGGGGGTTTCGTCCCGAGGTCAATTGGATATTTGTCAGTCATAAATTAGGCCCACGAGATTGTAAGAGTATCGGCATTGATTGAAACCGAGTATCCCCTTGCAACCAAAAAAGTTCTCACAATAGCCAATGCCGGAAGATATTTTTCTCGCACGTTGAGCGGAATGTTCACACTGGCCCGGACAGCCCGCCGTTCCCGCCGGGCAACCTCAAGCTCAAAGTTAATCTGTTCAATCAACACCGATACTTGAACTTCGACCGCATCGGGATTGGGAGAAGACGCCGCACTAGTTTCTACGGCCCGGCGAAGGGTAATTTCTTCTTTTAGTTCAGCAGCGAGAGGAATCATGGCTTAGTAAACTTTACGAACACCAAAGGCAGCAATTTCAATGGCATCAAACTCACTCCATGAAAAATTAACCGTGTCTAATACCCCGGTGCTCTCATCGAAAGCCCCAGTGATTGACCCGGAAGTTCCAATAAGTGCCGAGTCGGCCTGAGAAAGCCCGGTCGTCGTCGCGGCAACATCGTCCAAAAGAAAGTTCACCGCGCTCTTTGCCTGAGAAAATTCTACCACTGAAGCCCCACAAGAAACTTCCTTGTGAGAGTATGTAACGGAACCTGCCCCCGCAAAAACTGGTCGAGAAACTTCATAAACCAGCGGAGTCAAGAATCCCTCCGAGGCAGTAATACTATGTCCCGAACCGCCCGCCGCGATATCAGTGGTAGTCGTTCCGCGCCGGGAAACAAACCGAAATGTCGGCATATTGAAATACGAGGACGTGGTTCCTGCCGTGAAAGTCCCGGTCCCCGTTCCGTCTCCAGTTCTAAGTCCAATGAAATTATTAGTGGTCGCGCTCGTCACCATGTTGGCCGTCCCGTTACAAACCCCAAAATATCCATTTACCGTCGTGATGTTTGCCACGGCGTTAATCCGAAGCAATAGAACAATCTTGAGACGATTCCATTTGGCTCCCCACGGCATCTTTCGGCCATACTGGTCCAACTGACCCAGATTCAATCGTTGCTCCGACCGTCCGTCCGTGTGAGTTCGGGTAACAATCGACGGAGTTCCGGGACTGGTTCCATTGTCCGCCCATCCCCAACCCCGGTCAAAGGTAGAGATGATTCCGGGGGAATAATCGTCGAAGTATTCACTCACCTGACCACGACTTTGAACCAATTCGGTAATCGACGGACCCGTAGGACCGGTCGGGCCGGACGCACCGGTCGCTCCCGCCGTCCCCGTTGGACCCGTTGGACCCGTAGCACCGTTCGTCCCATTCGTCCCGGCAGGACCCGTGGGACCCGTTGCCCCGGCTCCCGTGGGACCCTGAAGACCCTGGGGGCCGATGGGACCTTGCGCACCGAGTTTGTCCGGCGTGATTTTTTTGGTCTCAAAGCTGCCATCGGACTGACGGACCGCCATGAAAAGAAACCCGTCAGGTAATGTCGCTGTCTCTTCCGGGTATTGCGTCGTTTTCGCCATATCAACTTACAAGTGTGTGCGGGTAATCGTCAAAAATCAAATTGTTCGTTATCTCATCCCGAATCGGGAATCCCGCTTCATCCAGTAATGCGTCCTCATTCCCCGAGTTCGTAATTGGGCGCGTAATCGGCGACCGAGGCACCCGATGAAGCAACCTTTGACCGCCGGTGCAATCATTGCACGACAAGTCGTCGTTCGGGTCCTTAATGATGGGAAAACTTCTCATGCCAACCGGACGTAAATCAATTTGGACCCCAGGCTATCAATTGTCTGAGTCGCCGTCGCGGCACTCGACTTGGCATAGAATTGAATCACGTCGTTAGCCACCGCCGTCGTGACGACCGAGAAAAACGAAAATGTCTGGACTAACGGAGAATCCGTCGCCCGATGGAAGCTTTCAGAATTCGTTACGTCAAGTCCCTGAGTGGAATTGAACAACTTGAAGTCCCATTCTCGATTGGCCCCCGATGAATTGAGACCATTGACCTGAATGATGAACAGATAAGTCCCCGGGGTCGCCAAGGTTGCTTCCAAATCAGTCGCTCCGAAGTCCACCTTCGCGTAAGACGCCGTCAGAGTGTAGTCCGACGAGCCGCCCACGATTTCCGCGTTGCTGTTCGTCGCCGTCGCACCGGTCGCACCGACCGAGCCTGACGCGCCGGTCGCTCCAGTGGCTCCAGTTGGGCCGGTCGGACCTTGGGGACCCGTCAAACCAGTCGCACCAGTGTCCCCCTTGATAGACACTCCTCGGGGCCCAGTAGGAAGCACCAAAGTTCCCGGATTGATAATTGTCTCAGGCGAAGGAATCGACTCAATTAGGGACGCAAAAACCGTCGAGCCTTGGAAAACCTGCGATACCGTCAACCAACCGACCCCCGGAATAAAAATCGTCTCGCCAACCGAGATTACCGGGGACGGAATAATTGTGAACTGGGCCGTCGGATTCGATTCGGTCGGAGCGACAAACGCAGATGTGGTAATGGTATAGGCGTTATGACCGGGAACTCCCTGCTCGCCCGTGTCGCCTTTCGGACCCACGAGCCCCGTGATGCCCTCCGCGAAAAGTCTCAAAAAATAGCACGCAAGCCCTTCGGTATCGCCGCGCGGATTACCCGGAAGCCCAATGTCGAGTGAACACGGGAGATTCCACGTAACAACTCCGTCCACTTCGGTCTTGGTCACTTCACCGAAAAACTGGACCGTGAAATTCTCAATCTGAGACGGAAGCGTCTCGACCGCGGCGCTGTTCGCTGGGCAGGCTTCGCACGGGCGGCACGCGCAGGCGTTGGTTCGGTCTCCGCAAGAATCGCAACTCATTTCTTCACCTGTTCTTTGAGGGCTTCGACGGTCCCGCGAAGGGAACCATGACGGTGTGCAAAAAACCAGAGCGCCGCCGCACCGACCGCCACTGCCATAATCAAAATCTCGTTGCCCACAATGAGGGAAGGCAAAATAATCATCGCGAGCCCCGCCGCGGTAATCACGCCGCTCGTGGTAACACTTCCACCCGTGACCAACTTGAGTGGTGGATACACGAAGCTGGCCGCACCAAAAAGAAACACCAAAATCCCGACATACATCACCGGACGGAGAGACGAAAGCTTCGCGCCAATCTCGCGCGCGGTATCCTTCTGCGCCGGACCAATCGTCGTTTCAATCGTCTCCGACGTGACCCGAGGACCAGGCTGAACCGTGTTTCCGGGGCCCGGCTCCGTGATAGTGCGTTTATACACCTGAGTCGTCGCCGACACCGGATTCTGTGACTGCCGGACAGATGCCGAGACGCCGCCAGGAGTGGAAAACTGTGCGCGGCCCGGGCGCAACGGAAACGAGCCGCAACCCGTGAGGATTGCGAGCATCAGAAACCAGAAAAAACTAGGAAGTTTCATTTTTTGAATTTTCGAGGACGACGAACTTTCTTCGCAACCGATTTTCGCGGGCGACGAACTGTCTTCTCCACCTGTTCCCACTTACGATAAATGTAAAGGATTGTGACAATGGCAACTCCTATTTGACCCACTACAAGGGACGCTTGCAAATAAGGCTCCGAGACCGCCAGTACGCCACTAAGTCCCGGAGAACCCACGCCCAGAAGAGCCGCTAAGGTTACTTGAAGATGGTCTTTTAGACTCCCGGACATACGAAAGTGCTTTTTAGAATCTTGGCGAGAAGGACATTGTCGGAGTCGCCGTGTTTTGGAGTAGCGTCCGCCGCCGGGCATTGATTGCTGTAGGCCGCACAAAGTTTGAATAATAGGGTATTATTCGAGTCCGCCAAAAGCGGGGCCCCGCCAGTCGAGTCCACCGCATAAACTGCTTGAGCCCACTTGAAGAGGAAATTGTTCTCCGAGTCATTCAATTTTGGAGCGGAGTCAGAAAACATATCAATTGCCTCCTGACCCGAACGGGCCACACGTATTTACGGCGAGAAGAATCTTGTAAAGCAATGTCTCGTCCGAATCCATCAGCAAAGGCTGCGAATCCGACGCCGGACAGACGGTATGATAATACTGGCAAATCTTGAACAACAAAGTGTTGTAAGAATCGCCTAGCTTTTCCTCGGTCGAATCAAACGCCACTCGATTCCTTGTCTAAACGGGTTTTTTCCAATTGTAGTTTCTGAAAAATCACCGCGATGGGAATCGACAATTCGAGTCCTTTATATTTCGCCGCTGCATCCAAAATTTGCAGCATGGCTTGGGCTTCCGGTTCGGTCAGGTTAAGTATCAGGGTGTTCATAATCCAAAGAAGCTTTTAAGACTCGACATAAATCCCCCGGCCTCGGGTTCCGTCCCCGGGGCAGCGGGTTCTTCCGGCGAGTCCACAATCCCAAGCGCGGCCTTGATTCGGTCAATATCCGGTAGCACGAGGGCATATTTTTCGGGGGTTGCAATCGCAATCGCTTCCTCCAATGTCGAGACTTTGCGAATCTCGACTTTCTTCGGGACATAGGAGACCTGAGCCGCCCGAATTTCCTGGTTAATTATATCGGCAATTGCCTGTTCTACCGACGGAGTCCGCTCTCCAAAAAAGTGAAGCAACGCCTCTTGCGTAAATGGCGTCAATGCGGCCAGTTCGCCGGGGTCAAAACTTACAATATCGTCAGTAATTCTCATGTGAATAGTCCGTAAGACCGGAGACCGTCGTTAATCTGTTTCAACTTCCGGGCGAGTTGATAAATATCATTTCTGATTGCGGCGGCATCATTGGCATAAGTGGTCAGGTCGGTGTAATTGGCGATGGTATCATCTGTCCCACCAGAGGTAACACTGTTGGTCAAATTCGCCCCCGAGGTCTGTTTAACAACCGCCGTAGCGGCAAAAAATGAAAGCGTAGTCGCACTCCCGAAGCGCAGAAGTTCCGTCGCATCCGCTCCGAGCACTAATGCCCGCGCCGTTCCGCCGCCGGAACCTTTCTCCGTCCAAAGCTGCGCAACATTCGTGGTCCATTGAAGGTCGAGCCGTTCAAAATTTGTTGCGCTCGTCTTGGTATTATACACCGCGAGAAAACTCGGTCCTGCGCCGTCCGCCCCAAAAATATCAAGCCCGATGCCGTTGCGGCCAATGGCCGGGAAGGAAGAGGTCGTTCCCCCCAATTGCAGACGAGTAAAATCCGTCTGCGTCACATTCCGAAAAAGCAACAGTCCATCTGCTGGGCTGGTAATGTTTGACCGATTGTTGAAATTAAGTATCCCTGCCCCACCAATCGTGAAACCCCCAAGCGCCAATATATTCCCAAACCGGTCCACATTAAATTGTGAAGCTGCTCCTACCTGCAAATCCAACAGTTTACTAGTTCCACCAGACGCAGCGATGGTGACATTAAGTTTTATCGCCGTGAATGTCACGCCCGCGTTATTCCAAATCTGTGACAAATCAAAGATTGGAGTGTCTGCTGTAACCGTTCCTAAATTACCCGTCAAGGTTCCGGTGGTTTGAAGGGTGAACCAGGGCACCCCCCCGGTTAGTAAAGCTAGCGTCGAGGCCCCGATAGTCCCTACGGATAATGTTCTTGAGGTTCCCGTCCCGCCCGCAGCAGTTGTTAAAAATGCAGCATTCGAGGACCAACTCACCCCCAATTTTTCAAAATTCACCCCTCCGCCCGAATAGGTATTATAGACCGCGAAAGTCTGAGAAGTTGTCCCGTTTCGTAATCCTAATTGCGCCGCTGCATCTCGTTCCAGAAAAACATCCGAGGAAGTCGCGAAACTGGACGACCAAGAAACTGAACGCGCATCGAGTCTAAGACCCGTCGCATCAATTTCAAGCGCCTGAGTTCCGAGAATGGAGAAACCTATTTCTCCCGCCGCCGGACGAAATAAACCCGAATTGGTTTCGTTCGCAAAGGCGAGTGAGGGAGCCGCCGCGGACCCATCCGCGAGAAGATTAGGACCCGCCGCACCAGTGGGGCCCGTGGGCCCAGTTGCCCCGGTCGGTCCAGTCGGACCCGTGGCTCCGGTTGGTCCTGGGATGGTTGATGCGGGACCAGTGGGGCCCGTGGGCCCCGTTGGTCCAGTAGGTCCACCTCCCCCGCCACCTCCGGTATCCAAAATCTGAGCAATCTTGAAGAGAAGATTGTTATCAGAATCGTTTATCTTTGGGGCGGTATCCGTGAACATATCAGCAGACGGTCAGGCACTGCAAAATTTTTTTCAGAAGGGTATTATCTGAATCCCCGAGTTTTGGGGAGGAGTTCGCCGCCGGGCACGTATCGCTATAGTGTTGAGCAATCTTGAACAACAGGATATTGTCCGAATCCCCGATTTCTGGCGTAGTTCCGTAACCCATACACTTAAAAGTGGATTCCGGGAGTCCTTCCCGGAATCCACTTCCCTACGAACCAAATACCAACTTAGGCAGTGATGCCAAGAGCGTCCCGAAGAGACGTATCAAAGGCGGTCCCCTGATTCAAATCCGTGGGAGGATTACTGGCAATAATTAACGTGAGAAGTTCGGAGAGCGAACGTCCTTCCGCAGCAGGAATGCTGCGAGCAGTGCAGAGCGCCTCCAAGGCAGTTTGAGCTTGAGCGTATGTCATAAGGATTTTGTGTTGGGCCGGAAGTCGGCGATTTTATCCGCCGACTTCCAGTCGTGTTGATTAGCAAACTCCGACAGTCGCGAACTGGTCGCCACCCGTATAGTTGGACGGAGCCGTCACATCGCAAGCAGGCAGACCGAGGTCCGCTTGGCAACGCTTATAGATGATAGGGACAATGTGCTGAGGACGCACGGGCTGGTAGGCGCGAGTAATCTGATACTTGTGCCAACCGAAGTCACCGAAGACGTTACAATCATTATCCTGAATGTAGTGCCAGTCAAGTTCGCCCATGTGAAGCTGGGGCGCGAACTTGAAGCTGCCTTCCCCGACATACCGCTCAGGAACGAGCCGGTTGAAGGAGTTATCCGCCACGAGAAACGCAATCTCAAACGGAGCGGAGAGCCACGCTGGATTGACCTTGGAATAAGCCGTATTCTTGCTCGCATTGGAGACGATGATAACGGGGTCCACGAGAACGGGGACACCGGAACCGGAGATGGACGACGCCCGCAAAGGACGCTGGTCAACCGCGAGGCTGATACCGCGATAGGCCCCGGCTTCCTCGAAGCTGTAACCCATCAATGCGGTTTCGCCGAATCGGAAAGAACCGCTGGCCAAGCAACAGATGGCATCCTTGACACCCGTCTCGGCGCGGAAGCTCTCGACGATGTCGGAACTGCCGATGAAACGGAACATGCCTTTCTGACCGTCGCCGAAAGTCTCCGCAAAGAGAGCTTCCTTCAGATAACGGGCAATCGTATGAACCGTCTTGAACGAGACCGGTCCGGTCGGATTCAGCGGTGTGAACTGCACGCCCACGTCGGTTTCGTTACCGCCCGTGAACAGCGAGGTGAAATCATAACCGGCAGTCGCATTGAACTTCGACGCCGAACGCAGGTAAAGCTGCGCACGAATGTCCGAGTTGATGTATTGCGTGATGAGTTTCTTCATCGAATCCTCAGCCGCGAGGTAGCTCGATTTGAAAGCCGCGTAACCTTTCTTCACGCAGACGCGAGGACCGAAGCCGCGCTTCGACTCCAGACGAGCGGTGAAATCGACGGCATCCGTGAGGTCCTGAAGACCAACGGTGCCACAGAGTTCGGTATCGCAAACGAAGGTCGGCAGAGCGAGTGAATCGCCAGGAGCCGCCTGCATCTGGACAGACGTGCGGATTTCATCCGAGACGCCAGACGGAAAAGTTCCGCCACCGATGAGGTTGATGAATGGGGAGTTGGCAGCGAGAGCTTTCGCAATCGTGCCCGTGAGACGAGACGTATCTTTACGCGCAATATCTGAGAGCGTAGCAGGTGTGAGGCATTGGCCCGGCATGAGATGAAACTTTCTTGTCACCGGATTTTCCGGTGATGGGTTAAAGACTTGTGCTACAAATGGTTGTAGCGGACCTTTTCTTCGCGAGCCAGCCGAAGATTAGGCTCAAGTCCTACCCGGAACGAGGAGGGAGAATTTTAGTTCCAACCAGAGAAATGCGACGAGAATGGAAATTGTCAACCCGAATGTTTTTGAAGATACGCCGCTGCCGCGAAAAGTCGCTCCGGGGAATCCTTAAATTGCCCCAATCCGACATTACACCCCAAACAAAGAATACCGCGAACCTTATTGGTGCAATGACAATGGTCCACGCAAAGGTCGTGGGGCTTTCCTGAAAACGGGTCCCCGCACGCAGCGCACTTTCCCTCCTGTTGAACAATTAGAGCTTCCACCTCTCCAAGCGACAGACCGAACTTTTTCTTGTATCGACTTCGACGATTATGCAGAGCCCGTTGAGCCGAATTTCTAATCGCCCAGTCCTTTGCTCTCTGATAAAATTTTTCGGGAGTTGCCCGGCGGCGAGCCGTGTCCCGAATACTAACGCATTCTCGACAATGATACCGAAGCTTGTCCTTCTTGTGGGAATCCCGAGAAAAGGCTTCCTCTGGTTTTTCCTGCCGACATTTGTGACAAATTTTCATCCCACGAATCGCTTACGAACCTCTTCTTGAACTGAGGTGTCCTTAATCCCGTGAAGGAATACGCACCCGCTTTCCCGTAAATGAAGAATGGCTTCCGGGGACATCGTCTTGGTCTGCCACAGAGATTTCATCAGGGGGCAATCGGCCCATCCTACCCGCTTAAATTCTTTTGCAAGCCAAAAGTCCCATCCCTTCGTCGGGTCGCAACCGCCAATTTGACGGGAGACCCAATAGAGAAACTTCAGGTCGCCACTAAACATCGCATTCCCGTTGATATGCGGAAGCGGATACTCCACCTTGGCCCCGAACATTTTCGCATTCTTCGGAACCGCCTGTTGGTCCCACGAACGCGAAAGTTCACGATGCCAATTGGGAACGAGCGGACAGGCGTCCGCTTCAAAGGTCAGCACCGCTTTGTAAGGAGGGAACCGTTTCGCCTCGGAAAAAGAATAAACGTGGTCCATCGTCCCAAACCAAAGGTCATTGCATCCATGCGGCCAGCCAGTGCCGCGGCGATGACGGTTGACAAAAGTATGGGTGTTGAACTTGGTCGAAACATACTCGACGGTGCTGAGGTCCTGTTCGCAATCGAAACGCGAGACAAACAGGAAATCCGCAAAATCCGAGTGACGCGGTTCAAGGTCCGCGATGAGACGGGCCACCCGCATCGCTTGGTCCCGGTCGCCTTTCCAAAACTGAAGGGCCAATAGAATTTTAGTTGGTTGGTCTTGGGCCATAGCATTTGTCTCCGATATGTCCGCACACTACCGCAAGGTCAATATGCGGCACATGCCCTGATTGCGCGGCCCGAACACAGAACGTCACGTCCTCTCCCATCCCGAGCCCGGAATGCCATCGCGATTGTTCGCGACCATACAAAATCAGTTTCTTTGACTCTGCGATTCGAGCCGCCTCACTCACCGAGTTGTCGTTCAAAATGGCCAGCGCCTTCTCCGTCGAGTCCTTCAAATCGTGCTCGCTGCTCGTGAACCAATGTCCAAAGTCCCCCTTCTCATTTCGAGAAAGGTGTGGAAAACGCTTTTCGATATCGAGAAAAACCGTCCGATGAATCAAGAGACATCCCGTTCCGACCCACTTGGTCGGTTTGCAAATATCGTGGGGCGCGCGGCGGGCAAAGGCTTCCTCAATTTTATCTTCAGCGCCCTCGGCGTAAACCGCTTTGCCATGTGCCCAACGACCGAAGTATAAACCACCCACCAAAGTCTTACCATGAGAAAGAAGTCGGTTAATCGTATGGAGTCCGGCAGCCCGGGGAGGGAGATTAAAGCGAGTAAAATGGTTGAAAAGCTCTGCATTACCAAAAGGGACAATCATGTCGTCATCGACAGTGTAGGCCCACTCAATTTTTGTCTTAAGAAAGTTGTCCGCGAGTTTATTCCGGGAATGCGCAATGAACGCATCTCCGAAGTCCAACATCACCGCCATTTTGGAGCGGTCGAGCATACTCATCAATGAGAATGTCGTCCGTGGATTGGAAGTTTTGTAACTAGGCATCATCAAACAAACTTGCTTGCCCTCCCAGCGTGCTTCTTGAACCATCTCCATCCCGGGCACATCTCCCGGGTCGAAGACTCTCTCCACCGCGGCGAGAGACACGGGCTTGCTGCCCTTCTCCCACTGTGCGATGAGTGCCTCGGAGACTTCAAAGAAGGCCGCGGCTTCCGCCTGAGACGGGAAGCCGCGAACTTTCGACAAAACTAATTCGGTGAGGTATGACATCAAACTGGAATTCCTGCTGCCTCGCGTAACAAAGATTGACAATTGCGCACTCCGCGGTTACTCTCCCGGTCCTGGTCAGTATCCCCCGGATACCCGGTATCGAATACCCCCGAACCATCACAACCGGACTCTGGACAGTGTGCAAAATAAACACTCCCGCCGCCATTGTTGGGTAGTCGGCTACTCTCGTGTTTTTCAAAAAGAAAAATGCACTTGCAGGTTCTACATTCAGCAATCATGTCCTCGGAGATTTGTGGAACTCCTCGTTTGAGAATCTTCATACGCGGGGTTATGCCGGAACGCCGCCAGCCGCCGCTTCACGAGCCATCCGGTCAATCGCATCGGAACCGGATTCCAGCTTCAGATTCTTGCCGGGCTGAACGTCGTCGTTCGCCGGAGTATTACGCAATCGTTGTGTCGAACCCCTCTTAATTTTCTCCAAGAGGGTCTGCGATTCTTTGAGACTCGCTTCGAGCGCCTTAATCTGCGCTTCAGACGATGCCTTGTGCTCCGCGAAATCGCGACGGACCTTCATCAGTTCGACAACGCCGAGACCGAGAGCCGCACGCATTTCCGGTGAGTCATCCTTGGCCGCTTCCACAACTGCAATGGACGCATCCTTCAGAAATTTGTTGTAGTCCTCAATGACCGCTTTCTCCGCGGGAGTCGCGCCTGAGGGGACCTGCTTGGGCTTCATCCATTCGGTTTCCGAGAGAAGCTTCTCCCCGTAAGCGAGCGCCTTCTGTGTGGAAAGTTCCCGCTGCTTTGTAGTCTGCTCCTGACGCTGCGCGAGATACTTACTAGCGTTCTCCTTGGCTTCTTTGATGGCTTTCGCCTTGCGTTCGCTAATGTCTTCAACCTCCACCAACTTCGATTCAACCGACCGGCGAATCTGGTCGGGAAGACTCTTCAAAATAGGTTCCCAATTGACCTCGTTGATGCCCCCCAGTTCCTTGATTTTTTCAATCACCGGAGCCGTCGCTCCACCTGTGATGAGCTTCGCGTAAATGGACTCCGTCACCTCTGTCACCTTCGCATCAAAAGTCTTGAACGCCGGGTCCGCTTCCACGTCCAGCTTGGCGCGAAAACTCCTCAACTCTTCAATCTCGGCCTTAAGTTCCGGGGTGAGTCCCCCGTCTTTAGTTTTGGATTCCAACTCCGAGAGCTTGCCTTCGAGTTCCTTGGTCTTCGTCACCAACAGAGAAATCTTCTCACGCGCAACCCGTTTCACCTCAGAAAAAGCTTCGCCCGTTTTCGGCTTGGTGTTCTGTGGAAGCTCGACCTTGTCAAGTTCGTCAGGCTCCGGTTTCGGGTCCTCCTTCTTGTCCACAGGAGCCGCGTCGTCCTTTTTGTCGGCAGGCGCAGTGTCCTCTTTCTTATCGACGGGGGCCGCGTCCTCTTTCTTATCCTCGGGAGGATTATCGCTTCCGAGGTCTTCCCCCTTTCCTTCGGTTGCTTCAAGCAACATCCGGTCTAATTCGGACGAGGTTTCGGGGTCTGTGGTAGGAAGTGTATCTACTCCGGGAATGTTTGCGATGTCGGTATTTTCTGTGGCCATAGGTTCGGCTATTACGATGCGTTCGTGTCGGAATCCGCCCACTTCGAGTCGTCGTCGATGGATGGATAATTGTCGGGTTTTGGTTCCATCTCTTTTGGACGGGTAGTTTGCAGAGAAAAGAGTTGTTCCACGGCTTCGTTGTATCCTTTCACAACGCCGCTTGCCACAAGAGTTTTGTTCTTGTGTTCGCCGTCGAGAAGAGTGGGTGCAAGAAAAGCGAGAGTCTGCGCGAGCTTTTGGCCCGTGGAGCTTTCAAGAAATCCTTTGAGAGTGAGAGCGTCGTCCGAAGTCCATTCCGGTAGCGCGTGGTTCGTAGGGATGAACATTTTCAGGTCTGTTGGGCTGGAAGTGTGGGAGTTGATTCTGGGTCGCCACCGACAGCGGCTACGTCGAGCGCGCCAACTTCCCCCTCGGGAACAGCGCCTTGAGCGTGTGCGTCCACGGCAGCATTCACGTCTTGATGCTGTTGAGCAAGTTCATTCAGCTTTTCCATGTTCGCGCGAAGCTTGGTTAGAATTTCCTCCACCGGCTTGAGAGCTTCCTTCGGAGTTCCCACCGCCAGCGCGCCATTGTAGTGCGCCTCAGCGTGCGCAAGAAGAGCATGGAGAGTTTGAACCGCGTGTGGGTCGGACACAGCTTGCTGCGCCGTTGCCTCCATCACGGGCATCAATACCTGAAGATGAACCTCGTGATTATCCCGCGGAGACACCGGAACCTCGGCACTCTGGCCGACGATGAGAAGCAATTCCAAACTTTGAAGCCGGGATTGTTCCGCCTGAACGGTCGGGTCTTCGTCGGGAAGCAGAATTTTATTGGCGAACTCTTCGTCCACCTGCGCGGTCACTTTTTGAAGTTCGAGTTCCTTTTGATTGTAGAGTGGATTCCCGCGCGCCTCAGTCGCAATCGCGACAATCTGTTGCCGCTTCAGTTCGGTGTAGTCCCGAACCGTTTCCGCAACGGGTTGCTTGGCCAACTCATCAAGCTCTTCGCGAGACATGATTTTGAGCAAGCGTTCCTGCATCGCTTTCGCGTCGTCATCGTCCGTGTTCTTGTCGCAAAGCCGTTTCTGAATGGTGGTCATCATCCGCGCGAACTGAGTCAGAAATCGTGCGATAATACTGTCCCGGGACTCCTCTTCGCGCTGTGCAAAAAACTCAACTTGCGCCTTGGTCACGCGCTCGCCCTCGAAAACCTTCGGGGTTGTCGCCCCGGCCATCTGGTCCAAAAGAGACGAGAGAAATTCGTCGAGTTTCAAGAAAGGCTCCACGCCCGATTCCAAAACGCGCTCCGAAATGTTGTATCCCTGACCAATGAGAATCGCGTTGCCAACGACGGACATCTTAAATCGACGAAGTGCCTTGTCATCGCCCTGAATGATGATTTTTCCAGCAAGATTCAGCCGGTCCACCACCTCATTGCGCGAGCGGTCGAGAATTCCGGCCATCGCATAGAGTTCGCGACCGATTCCCTTGCTCCCATGCACTGTGCCGTTGCCCTGTTGAAAACAGAAGAGTCCAAGAGCATCGGGCATTGAGTCATACTGGTCTTCGTTGGTGAAAAGCACCTTGAAAGTTTTGTCGAGAAGACTATAGTGGGAAACTTTCCCATCAATTTCGGTCGCGAACAGATGCCAGACCACGACCGCGCGTGGCCCCGCCTCGAAAGAGAGTCCGAGATTGGATTCACGAATCATGTCCTCATGAATTCGCTCCCAAGTCGTCTGTTGGCTGCGCCGGTTAAGCGGCGTTGCTTCATTGAGCGCCAAAACCACTTGCTTGACATCCCACCCGCGCGCTTCAGCCGCTTCTTTGTCTTCAATCAACTCAAAAAGCTCGTGGAGAAGAAAAACTTCACGAAGAGCGCAGACTTGAGTTGCCTTGGGGGATTGCTTGGTGCCCGATGGGAGAAAAAATTGGTCCTGCCGAAAGAATTTCGGCATCCAGTGGAATTCATCTTGCCACGCGACTGCCGCGAATCCAAAAAGTGCATTTTCTTGGGCGAGGTCGTTGCAAAAATTTGACCAGTCGGGATGCGCGCGGATGGTTTTAGTGATTTCCCGGCGAAAAGCTTCAGTCTTCACCACGGAGCCGTCCACTTCATCCGGCAATGCGGAGTTGGTGTAGTATTTCACACCCTCCACAGCCTTCACGAAGCGCGGCGCGACCTTGTCAATGAGCATCGGCAATGGCTTAGTTGTGAAATTCGACTTCCAGGAGAGTCCTTCAGCGGTCAACGCCTCCGTTGCATAGGGCTTTTCGCTGTTGTATTTTGCCATGATGCGCGCGTTCTTGATATTGCGGTCGCGGCTGGCAGATTCGAGCGAAGTGATGATATTCTCGGCCTGCTTGGCGTCCTTGATAGCTCGACGCTTGGGTTTCAGCGAGGCCGAAAGGCCGGGCTGGTTTACCGCACCATCATACGAATCGCCTTTTGGGCGATTGTTCTCGGTTGCATTCTCTGGGAGTTGGGGCATGTCGTTAGAAGAAGTCTGACGGTTCTGAAGAAAGTCAACTTTGGTTCGTGTGCCAAAGACCCTTGGGACATTTCTCTCCTGCAAGCTGGGCCTTCAATGAAATAATGCAAGTGCAAACGGTGCATTGCCCCGAAGACAACTCAAAAAACTGGCACCGGTCACAAATCTCTATCCGCCACTTCACCAGTTTTGCCGAAGCCGCGAGAGAGTCGGTGGTCTTACAGGAAGGACACATCACTGATTTGTGAATGGCCACTTGCCTTTAGGGCACTTCTCTGTAGCAAGTTGCGCCTTGAGAGGAACGAAGCAAGTGCAGACCTTGCACTGACGAGACTGGGCGTCAAAAAACTCACACCCCGCACAAATCTTGATTCGCAAGTCAACCGTCTGCTGTGAGACCGCGAGCGGCGCGCGGCGCGCGGTGGCAGAGACCACCCGGGCCGCGGCTTTGACGGCATTCCAAGGATTCGGGACCTTCATTGAGGACGACGCCAGCACGGCGGCGGGAGCGCCGGGTCTACCTCCGGCTTCAGATTCAGATGAACCGAAACAAAGGTGTCCTCTCCAAGCACTCCGCAGGGGTGAAGCGACCGGTTCGCGGGAGTTTGTTCAGCCAAAATCACTTTCCGGGCATCCCGAACGCTGTGTAAACACGCTTCACATGCGCTCGAAAGTGCCTGTTGCCGAGGACATACGGCACAAATTGTCGCCCTCCGCGCGGCCTCCCCGGCGGGGACATGAGCAGGTGTGCCACTTTGTCTCCTTTGGGTCAAAATGGCACTCAACCAGTTGAGAACGCGGTGGTTAATCCCTGCCGCGAGAGGTAGGGGCGGTGGTCCCGGCGGTGCGTGACAGAGACCGGGCGTCTTAGCGCAATGCTGAGTATTGACCTCGGCTTTCACATCGCCGGGGGGCTTCCTGTTACGTTCCCGATATTCCCGAATCACTCGAAACAGGTCCTTCCACGAATCGCCGCGATGTTTTACACCGTCGGCATCCTCAAAAACGTAACCATCTGGTGGATAGAGGTTTGGATTGAAGCTCCAACTCATAAGTCGTCAAACCGATTAGTTATATCGACCCGGACTCCTCCGTAATCTTCATCATCGTCATCGAAACCTTCGGTCGAATTCTCCGCCATCATTCCGGGAACAAAACCGCTCGCCTTGCGCGCTGCGTGAATCAGCAACGTGACCGCGTCCGCATCATCAGGAGATTTGTTTTGATGACGGCTCTTGAAATCACTCTTGGTCTCCACGCGCGATTTCTTTCCGCACGAGCGAAATAACCGACCGGTCAATTGTGGAACCAATTCCTCAGTCGCCAACGTCGGAGAGGCAAAACAGTATTGAAACTCGATGAACTTACGCGTCGCAAACCAAAGCTCACTGTGAACTCGGTCATAGAGTTCCTTCGCGGTATCGGTATCCTCCGCCATCACGCGAGTTTCTCCCGCGCCCTCCGAGTAGTTCACGCCCCAGACCCCCGTTCCCCAATTATATTTCAGCAAATCAAAAACTCCCTGACCATTTCCAGTGCGGTCCACCGCCAACCATTCTGGTTTGATTTTCAAAGTTCTACACAGCCGGACAATTTCCGATTGCATCGCCACGGTATCGCCCTTGGGCAGCTTGAAAATCTGTTCGAGAAAAATCACGTTGCGAACAATCTTCCGCCCGCGTTTGTCCTCGAAATAAATTGTGTGCCCCGTCGGATGCGCTAAAGATGCCGAAAACTTTACTCCCGACGCGCGACCAAAAAGCCCTTTAGCGAATCGCGCCGCGTCATTTCCTTCAAGCGCAAGGTCCACCCCGCCGCACGGCTCCGGGGAATCATACCAGATAATCTCGGCTTTCCACCGGTCGAGGAGACCCGGCGGGATAATCGACATTACCGTTCCAGTCGGCGGAAAACATCCGCGCGCCATTGCCCAGTATCCGGGAGAATTATTGCCTCCAGAATTCTCAATAATCTTGTCAAACCCTTCCTTGGTTTGTAACCCTTCAAAAATTACTTTTCCCGATTTTACATTCTCGCATTGTGCCGCATCCAAACGAACCACGCGCCAGCCGCGGGTTGAAATCCATCCGAAATGAATATCGGGGTCAAAGCTCGGCCAACCAAACGGAGGCTCACACCGGACCCCAACTTCGTCGTTCTGGTCCGTCGGGTTAAACGCTCCTGTGATTCTCAGACCTTCGGTGCCGCTGGTATTCGACAGAAGATTATCAATATCGCGCCAAATTCCCGTCGGAATGTTCGCGATTTCGTCCAGAAAAATAAACAACCGGGACTGCTTTCCGAAAACCGGATGCTCCTTCTTGCGCCGGTCGCGCTTCACGCCTTGCAACCGTCCTGCCGCCTTCTTCCCCAATGGCACGACGACGCCCGAGATGGAACTCTTACGGACGCGCGGGTCAAGCCCGATGAATAGACGGCCCACCTGCCCAGGGAGCGGAATTCGACTCTCCTTGTGGAGCCTAACCAAGTGTGTAAACAGGTTATCCTCAAGATGGCGCTCCGAGGGACCCGTCACCTTGACCGTGGTGTATTCCGGGTCGCGAATCCATTCGAGAAAATGCCATACTGCCGCAGAAAAACTTTTTGACATCGACCCGGCCCCCATCAAGAGAATGGTTTGGTTCTCGTCGAGCGCCTTCCAAATTCGTTGCGTGGACTCTGGTCGCGGGTCGAACTGCGTCGGACCCCAGAGCATGAGTGCGGCTTCCTCGCGCCCTTTGTTGTTCAGTAACCAGTGCAGGAAGCTGTTCAGCAATAGAAGGGCTTTGTCTTTGGTGTCAACCTCCTGCTTCTGACTCGAGAAATGGAGAATGGCCCGGGCCGCGTCGAAATGCTTGTCCTGACCGAGCAAGTCAATGACGGTCTCTGCGAGTTTTTTCTGCGGGCAATCAGGCGAGAGCATCGGGTCCCAGAATTTCCGTAATCACTGCGCGCGGCGTTTTGCCGAACGTGTTCCCGCCCGAGTAATCGAAACGCACGTCACACTCCTTGTCCAGCCCGCCATGACTCCAAAATTGAATCATGGAATTGGGAATCGTGTTCGGCGCATTGTCGATGTCCATCCACTCGAACATTTCGGGTTTGTATTTGTGAGCGTAAGCCCCCAGCAAATTACTCTCCGAGAAATTGGACGCATCGGACCGCTCCGGGCGGTCGCCGTTGAAAGTTTTGGTGCTCCCGGTGTAAACGAAATCTTCAAACGGAACCCCGTGACGGTCCTCCACCTCAAACCGGGTCGCGATGAACAGGTCGCGCGGATACATCAACGGGAGCCGACGCATGTATTCGTAATTGGGCGAGAACCCGAGCGCCCACTCGACGCCCTGCTGCCACGGCTGGATGCACGCGCGCGGAACGTATTTGAGCAAATGCTCGTAAGTGTTCACGAGCATCACCGGCTTTCCGTCCTTGAAAAAGAGCTCCGGGGAAAACTCTTTGTGGACGATGCAGTCGCTACCGACGAGCCAAATGTAATCTGCCGCGGGGCACAGCCGGTCGCCGTGCATCATCGACATCTGCGCGCGGAGATTGCCTTGAACGACTCCGCGTGGGTCACAGTCCACGACGACCGTCGCGTCCCGATAGTGGCGGTGGACCACGTCACACGCGCCAAGGTAATCGTCGGGCGCAACCGAGATGACCGGCGGGAGAAATCCTTTCGAGAATTTGTTGAGGCTGGCCAGACAGGGGCCGAGCCAGATGAAGTCCTTCTTGTAGGACGCAATTAGGATTTGGTGATTCATGATTTTACTTGAGTCGCTCGTCGTGCCGCCGCCGTCGCCGGGTTATTTCGGAAAACTCGGAACCACATCTTGCGACCTCGTCCCCATTTGGTCGTCCGAAAATCCATCGTATGAACTAGGCCGCAATCACAACACATCATGCGGTATCCACGCTTCACGGGTCTGACCCATTCTCCGGGCTTTGGTTCGTCGTATTTCATAGGATGATTCCGGCTTTCTGAAAAAACTCGCGCGCGGTGCTAACGCCGTCGAGCTTATCACTGACGACATGGTCAAGTCCTCCGTGACTCCATCCCTCCGCTACCAGCCCGGCGGACGGATGTGTAGCCTTGGTCTCCAGACGATTCCAGTAGTAATCGGGTTTGAAAAGCGACTGCGCCACTGCCCCGAGTGTCTCGAATTCACAAAATCCCTGCGGGTAGGAATTCTCGCACGAGAAGACGTAGTCCGAGAATCCCTCCGGGTGTTTGTCCGCAACAAGTGCGCGAGTAACCTCATAGACTTCCCGATAATGGCAGTGGGGATGTCCCGTCATCGTGGAAAGCATCACGTCACCCCCGAGTGCCGCATCCACCCGGGATTTCCACATCCCCGGCCCCCACTCGTCCGCGCGAAGCAAGTCCTCAAACAGAAAATACGAACAAATCAACTCCTCCCCGTTCATCCAATGATAGGGGGTGCATGGCGCAGTAAACACACAGTCCGCATCCATGTGCCAGATTGCATCCGCGTCGGGGAGCCACATATCCGCGCAACACTGCTGCATCTGATGCCAGTTGAAACCCTTGTCCACCCACGCGGGCGCGTGAATCAGACGGATTCCGTATTTCTCACAGACCGGGATAAAGTCGAGCGCGTCCGCCGTGGGGACCAAACAGGCCGCATCATCCCACCCGCGCGCGAACTTCGCGTAGCTGGCCGCGGAATACTTAAACCACTCCAAGTCTTTGCCGAAGGTATTCCAGAGAAGCGCGGTTTTCATCACAGACCAAGCCGCTGAAAAAGTTGTCGCGGAGTCTGTCGTCCGCCGAGTGAATCGGGGAATGGATGAATCGCGTCGAGTCCTCCGTGGGAATAACATTGCGCCATTCGTCCCACCGACGGATGAACCTCTTTCTGCAAATCACGCCAGACGTAATCACTAAAATAGAATCGTTTGGCAATCGCCCCGAGAGTTTCAAATTCACAGAATCCTTGTGGAAAGGAATTCTGTTGAAGGCGGATGAATTTTTCCCATGAGCGAGTATGGCGAGTGACTTCTTCGCGAGTTTTCGCATAGACGTTTCTATAGTGGCAATGGGGATGCCCCGTCATCGTCGCGATTTTTGCGTCACCCCCGATGGCGTCGTCCACGCGCGACTTCCATTTCCAATTACCGTGTCGTCCTTCGGCAGCAAGTAAATGGTCGAAACTCACATAGGGGCAGAGAAGTTTGCCATCCTGCATCCAGTCTTCAGGCCCACACGGGACGGTAAACACCGTGTCCGCGTCCAGATGCCAAATGGCGTCCGCGTCGGGAAAAAGCATGTCGGCCTGACACTGCCACATCTGGTGCCAATTGAATGATTTATCTATCCAGTCGGGACGGTCAAGAAGGGTGATGCCATGATGTTCACAAGTCTCGCGGAAATTATCGCGGTGGCGAGTGGGAACGAGGCACGCGACAGAATTGAAACGCCCGCGCGCAAACTTGGTAAAGCTCGCGGCGCTGAACCGGAACCAATGAAGGTCTCCGGCGTAAGTATTCCAAAGAAGTGCCGTTTTCAAAAATTAGCCGGATGGTTCTCATTAGAACTCTCGGGTCCTAGCCACACACCCGGCATAGTTTGGTGGACCCCGGAGAGTCGATTCTCTCCCGACTGACCGTAGCTAACCAATCAGCCGCGAATCCGAGGGCCCATAAAAGTGAGCGGGAGTATTGTGAGTAGCTCTTTCGAGACTTAGAGGCGCGGACCGAGTTATCCTCCATTCACCGCGTCTCATAGTGCCCTGTGTGACTCCCGCTCGCGGCGTCCGCAATAATTTGCTGGCAAGTCCCGCGATATATCAAAGCACTACAAAATTGGAGCCGGGCGGTTCACAGTAGAACTCTCGGTGCGCTCACGCACCCGGCATAAAATTCAGAGAGGCCCTTCCCATCGGGTATCTTTCGTGCGCTACCGACTTATCGAAAGAACCTCTCCCCGGACTCTCCCGGTTGGTCACGTCTCAGGCTTTGCACCATATTCTCGATGACGTTCTCGTTCTATTTTGACTGTTTAGACCTTGCCAACTTTCGCGGCAGCTTCATGCAGTCGATTTGTTGGGGATATATCCCCGGCGCATTTCTCATGAGGCGCGAGGTGCTTAAAGGCTCATACGCCCGACAAGAAAAATTGGGAGCGGGAGAAGGATTTTCACCTCCGACCTTCTGGTTATGAGCCAGACGCGCTAAATACTGCGCCATCCCGCCGTAAAATTTCAATGAGCTATCAAAGAGATGCGGGCGAACTTTTGATTGTCAACGCCGGTCAATAAAGTTGGTATGCGGTGTCCTTTTTCTGTCGATTTGGCGTGACCGCCCGGGTTGTTTAATGCTTTCGCCCAGGCTCGCGATTTTGCAATAGCGAAACGGGTATTCATCTTACTGATTGTTGCAAGCGAGAACATAGGTGGTTTTGATTTTCTTGGACTTCTCAATCGTGGTCACTTTTAACAGACGGGGTGTAACCAGACACACTATCATCAGATGCCCCATCGCCAACCGGCGTATTGCCGCCGACAGGTTCATCGGCATACTCGATAACGTGATATCCCCGGCGTCTTTAGGCAACAGCCCCATCTCGACGAGCCGCGCGCTCAAATTTTGAAGGGTTACTTTCATTCGTCGATGTCAGGAATGTCCTCGGTGAGTAAAAGATTTTGGTTCGCCCGGGCAATGTTGAAAACGATTCCGCGCGTCCACATCTTCGCCCCTCCCGGGGTAGGAATTTTCCGATACTGCAACTTACGAGCGATGGCGTCCAGCGTGTGCTTCTCGCTTCGGACCAGCCGAATGATTTTGTCGATGACGAGATTTTCCTCGGCGTTCCGCCCATACGGTTTAGGACCCCCGCACGGTTTGCCGGTCTCCAGCTTTTTCCGTTTGCGTCCGGCCAGAAGCTTCTTGCAAATCTGTGCCTTGTCCCACTCCGCAAGGGCTCCCAATATCTGTCGTATTAGCGTGCGCGTCGGGTCGCCGACGGCGTTAACCAACTCTTCGCCGCTATCGGCGGCATAAACGGAGACTCCCCGAGTTTTACACTCTCGGAAAAAAAGCTCGGCAATGACAATGTCGCGTGCGATACGGTCCACGCGCTCGACGATGATTGTGTCATATTGCTCCCCACACAGCGCGAGCAACTCCTGCATCTTCGGGCGGTCGAAGAGTTGGTCGCTACCCGACTGTTGCTCCTCGAAATATCGCGGAATAGTCCAGCCCTTGATTTCCGCGAACGCGCGGCAAGCCTCTTTCTGACGCGGGAATCCGTCGCCATCGGTCTGCGCCGCGGTGGATACCCGAAGATATGCGAGGGCTCTTTTCATATTGGGAGGGTAAATCGGAACGGTTTCGGAGTTAGGTTGTGGTCGAACTTCTGGATGAACCGCTGCGCCTTCTTCGGAAGCGGGATGCAGAGGTCCTCCACAATGACCCCGTGTGGACATACACTAATGAAACTCCTCGGAAATCTCCGAATCAGCGAAAGCGCAATCGGACACCGGCCCGCGCTACACGGACACCCATTTCGGATGTCGGCTTTGGTAACGTAAATTCTCATACGAGGACGGCTTTCACAAGTCAATCGTAAAGCAGAATGGCTCGACGCACTTCAAGTCATCGAAGCGACTGATGAACACACGCACCTTGTTAGACCACAGCAAAATCTTGTGGCCAACCATTCCGCCGCGGGGACCAACGGTGACGCAGCTCCTCGGGAACCGACGTTTCAACGAGCGTGCGAGTGGACATTTGCACGCGCTACACGGACGCCCGTGTGCGATGTCGGACTTGGTTACATAGATTCTCATACGAGTGATTTGGGTTTGTCGTCGTTCTTCAGAGTGACCTTGAAACACTGTCCCGCCGCCGTGTGATAGATAACGATGCCCTCGGGGTCCATGAATCCCGGAGCCGCGACGGAACCGCTCATCCGCAGTTCGGCCACGGTTTCCTCAATGCAACGAGTAATCATCGGACCGCGCCAGAGCGTCGGGACGACATGACAACAGGCTGGACCATTCACCCATTCCCCCGAATCTTCTTTCGTGCAAAGCCCAGAGCCAATCCCATTGATATATTTCCATCGGCGCACATCAAATAGAGAAAAGCGTTTTTCCTTGAGACCGTAGTTGCGCTGAATGCCGTTGCCCCACCACTCGCCGAAGTGACGCCCGGGGCCGAGCTTCCAGAGTTCGTCGAGATTTTCCTGGCACCAACGGGCGAACCCATAGTTGTCGTTATCGACGGTCAGATAACGATTGCGCGAACCGACCAGCATAGTCGTTCCCGTCTCGTTGATGAGGATTTGCGCGTTGCTACCGTCAAGCTTCTCGGTGATGATGATTTCGCGATTGAGCCGCGCCATCTTGGCGAATGGCCGGAATTCGAGCGGAGATGTTTCGTTCATAGAATTAAATTACCACTCGCGCCGGAACTTGTCAAACATTTTATCGTCGGCCATCCGCGTGAGGATTTTCGAGAAAAGCCGAATCCATTCCTCGCGGTGATTGAAAAAAGCGAGGTGGGCCAATTCGTGCGCAATGGTGTCGAGCACGAAATATGACTTGCGCCGTCCATCCCGGTCTCGAAGCGAAATGAGGATTGCCCCGTCCACCGAACAGAAGCCCGAGAATTCGGGTCCCATAGGCTTCACTGATTTTAATCGCAGCCCGAAAACCTTGGCGTAGTGCTCAGTGGTTTTCTTGACTAGCTTCCAGCGTTTCACGTCGCTCATTCAAATCTCTTTCCGCCGAACGGGTGATAATCAACCTTCGTCGGGCCACTTATCGTTGATGGCAAGATACCGCCGATAGGACCAAAGTCCACAGATATTTTCGCCCCAGTTCAACGTCTGCCCTTCAATGGCAGGCTGCGGCATCTCCGGCGGGATGACCATCTTCCACGGGTTGTCCGCCCGTTTGCACGCATCGCGAAACGATTTGTTGTCACGCTCCGCCCACTCCGCTTCCCTCAGGTTTATCATAAATCATCGGGTTCGGTTCATACCATCGCCAGCCGCAGTGAATACACTTCACATCCGCGTGCTGGGGAGTGCAAAAAGAACACTCCGTCACGATAACGGCCTCTTGGTCCACGTTGCATTCAGGGTTTGGACATGTGGCCAACAAAACCTTCATAGCGGGGCCACAATCATCGGGTCAGGAAAACCGCCACGATTGTCACCAGAATCAGCGCAAGCAAATACAATTCAGTGTAGTTCATCGGCCCCACCTTTCCACGGAGAGCTTCTCACGCATCTCTCGGCATAAGAAAACGAGGGGCAGGGCACTCGCGGGGGTGTAGGCAGCGCCCACCAGATAAACGTCGGCAGCTTTTATCACCGCGTCCAACTCCCGACGTTTCCGTTTTCGCCACTCGCGGTCGTTTTTCACCCCGAGGTGTTTCTTCTCGCCTTCGTTCAGACAAAAATTGCTCATATAGATACGGTATCACCATTTCCGCGCGATGTCAAATTCGCGCTCAAAGGATTCAAATAGCCGACGCTTGACTTCGGGATACACCTCGAAGGCGCAGTAAATCAGGAAGCACTGGCCGTTGATGGTCACGGAGAATTTCACCAGTCCTCCCGGCTCATGCAGGCGGACTTTGCAATTCAAATGCGGTTCGTTCACTTAAACAATCTCCCACACTCCCGGGCGGTTGTCAACTCACAATCCGGGATGACAGGACACCGCCGCGTATAAGTTTCGGCGATGGGCTTGCGTCGTGAGGAAAAGACGGGACTTGGCTTCTGAGGGGTTGCGACCGTAGGCCGAGACGCCATAGTGCTTGGAGTCGGCCCGCCAGAGGGTTTCGACGCCGCGGTCGTCCACATGCATCGAGAGAGTGATTCGTTTCATTCGATTCTGTAGGTTAGTTCAAAGTCGGCGGTCTCGAACTCCGGGTTCGGGACGATGCCGCCTTTTCCGTCTTTCTTGTGAGAAAAAACTTCGACGTAGTCGTGGTAGGCCGCGCACCAGCGGTCGGATTCTTTGTCCTCCCCGGGCCGGAAGGCGCGGAATCGGCGTCGCGGTGCACCAGCGATTCGTTTCATGGGGGCCAGACTATCACCTTTCTCAGAGCGGTCAAATTGTTTTTTCAGAACTGTGAGAAAATTTACCTAAGTCAACCGAAAATAACTTTTCCGATAGAAATTTTTCATTTTTAGCGGGGGGAACTGAGCCAACCCGCGCGCCCCCGCGTCCCCCGTGCCGCATCCCGCTGTGTCAAAATGTCGTAGTGTCCAAGTGTCCCGACCGAGTGTCCCGTTGGACTGTCAAGGGATAGGTGATATTATTTACACCTAAGTCTCTGTGCCACACGGTCTTATCGAATATGGGTGTATTCACCCATATTGAGTTGGGTATATTTACCCAACTCATTTACGACTCGACCTCGGGCTTCGAGAGATTTTCGCTCGGTGCGACAATAAGTCTCACTTCGTTCTCAAGCA